TTTTGAATGGTGTTTCAGGTGATGCCGTTAAATCGGTGCGCTGCTGATATTTGATCGCGCTTTCATCGCGCGATTTAGCACATGATCGACATGCGACCATTTCGTGATCAGTCAGTTCAATTAGATATTTGCTAATTGGCACGATGCACCTGGTTTTCTAAACGCTGAATTTCTGCTGATTGATAATTGTTGCGTTCCTGCAAAGATCGAATGTCACGATCACGCGTCGCCAATGCTTCGCGCAGATCGGTGATGATGCTGCACAAGTATTTGATTTCAATGCGCGCCTGGTTGCATGTGTCAATCAAATCTGAATCGTCTAGCGCGTTTGAATCGTCAATGATCCATTGCAATTTTCTTAATGTGCTGCGTGCCGCCAATTCGTGCGGTTGCACTAACGGCACTTTTTGGCTTGTGATATCTTGCATCACTTGCATTAGTGCTTTGAACTGTGGGTCAGTTCTTGGGTCGATGTTCTCGGTCATCTTTAGCCTTTCGTTTGTTGGTGACTGACATTATCAGGTAGGTGTACGCGGTTAGCAGACTTGCTAGAAACAGGTGTTTTAGAGTGACCATGCGCGCCAGCCTTCGCTGTATCGATAAATGGCCAACGCTGAACGCATGTTGTGTTCTAAATTAAACAAATCGTCGCATGTTTTAATTAGGCCGTATGCCTGCAAATATCCGTTTGGCCAGTAACGCGATGGCTTGCACCAAAATTGATTTATTTGCATAACACCGTTTGATCCGCCATTTGGGTCGGTTGCGTTAAACGCGTCAGGTTGGCAACGCGATTCACGATAAGCAACAGCGACAACTGTGGCCAGTTCATGTTCAGGAAATCCGACATGTTTAGCCATGTCAAACACCGCGCCACACGCGTCAGGTTGCGTTATAGGCGTAGTTTGAACGGTTGTGGTAGGTAATGGCGCAGGTTGTTCTAGACCCTGCCAAACCGTAATCGGCGCTGGTTGCATTTCTTGTGCAGTTGGCGCTGGCGGTTTTGCCAACATAAATATTGACATAACGCTAATAAATAGCGATATGGCTGTTTTGGTTATAAGTGTCATGTAGACCTACTTTCTCGGTAGGTCAACCAGCCTAGACAGATTGCGGTGCGGCTTTCGGTGATGGGCCAAAAACCGCGCTAAATGCCTGTTTTACGGCCTCAGGATCGTGCGCTAAACGCGGTTCTATTTCGACATGCCACCAGTCGCCAGTTTCAAATTTGCCAGCCTGCCATGTGCCACGATCACATTTCCAACTGCGTGTCAACGCGTAGTCAATCACAAGTTGAATGCCTAGCGTGTCAGCGTTTTCTAGCAATTTGTTCATGTATGCCAACGATATTTTGCGGCCGTCTTGCCGTCCGCGTTTATGTTGTGCTTGCCATCTGTAAGACAAATCTGTTGCGAGACCGCGTGCATGATTGCTAATAATTCCAGGTTTGCCGCGCACATCACGATTGACAAATGTGCCGTTGTTCCACAACGATCCGTCAGAATGTTTGCAACACAATTCGACCCATTTGTTTGTACCAGCCAACGCCGATGTCACGACTGGCTGTTGCGTAATTATGTAAGCGCGATTAGGCATTATTTAATTGGTTTACTTTTAATGCCGTTAGACGCAACAATGCCCGACAATGTGCCAGTCAAAAACACAACAATTGTTGACATTAAATCTATAAACGCTGCGTCGTTTGGTGCTTGTTTCTCAGGTTGCGACACAAACAACAAACCGTAGGTCATGCCTAAAACTATGGTGCTAAAAACTATGGCAAGTAGCACGCCGACAGTCACAATCATGCGTGCGTGCAATTCGTCGGCGGTGTAGCGGTGTCGAGTCATGGTGTCATGCCACATCGATCAGGCACATTGCAATTATCTAGCGTCATGTTTTTGACGCGCGATTTGACTGTAAGTGTGTTGTCGCGTGTTGTTTCGCAAGCGGTCAACATCAGTACTAACGCAAACAACCTGTATCGCATCGCATTATTGTTCGTCGTCAGGTTTACTCAATTCAACTGTCGGTGCAAAAAATTCACCGTATTCGCCTGCATTTGGTAGCCAGTCGTATTCAATACCCGCGTAACAATTACGAAATGACCCGCTATAACTTGTTTGCAACCACAAACCAGTCAAACCTAGTGACGCTATAAATTCTTGACCTATTGGTTCACTATCGGGAAAATCGCCACCGCCGCAATCATCGTTTGATATGACGATCACTTGTTGAACTTTGTTATCGCTGTTTACTTGTGCAAAATGTGCCATGACTAAACCTTAAACCTGACATAAACAATTCCGCTACCGCCTGCGCCACCTGCAACAGTTGTTGACCAGTTACCGCCACCGCCTGACGCTGTGTTTGCGCCTGCCGATGTGCCGCCTGCGCCTGTGCCACCTGCACCGCCGACGCTTGAACCGCCTGCGCCACCTGTGCCACCACCGCCACCATAACCGCCGCCGCCGCCGCCACCACCCTTATAAAGTGCGCTACCTGCAATAAAAGCGCTGACATCGTAACCAGCGCCACCAGCGCCACCATTGTTACCGCTACCACCAGCACCAACGGCAGTAGCACCGCCACCACCAGCCGCTCCAGCATTGGTTACACCCAGACCGCCTGCGAAACCGCTAATTGACGGTGCCATAGAAACTGCACCCGCCAAATTATTTTCAGCACCACTTACACCACCACCACCACCACTACCGCCAACCTGACTACGACCATAACCTGCCGTCCCGTCATAAGAAGCACCAGCGCCACCACCAGCGACACTCAACGCTCTAGCCGTATTGTCAATAGATGAACTGCTACCACTACTTGCATAACTTGTCGCTGACGCTGCACCGCCACCACCGATAGTTATCGTTGTGTTTGCGTCTAAATAAATTGTTGATTGCGCAACACCACCAGCACCACCACCACCACCGATATTGCCACCAGCACCACCGCCACTAAACAACAAAACATCAAACAAACCTGACTTAGTAACTGTCAAAGTGCCTGTGCTTGTAAAAGTTAAAAGAGTGTAATTTATACCGCCAACCGTAATACTTGATGAACTGCCGCCTGTAGCCGTGCCATAACTAGCACCACCACCGCTAAAAAAAATAGCAGCACTAGCACTAGTAAAATACAAAGTGCCACCTGCCCATGTGCCTAACGCTAAAGACCCTGCGGTCGTTACTGTTGCCGTGCCTGCCGTAATTGTGCAAGTGCCTGCACCAATGTTTTGAATAAACAAAGTGTCACCTGCACTAAACAAACTTGTGTTAACCGTGATCGTTGTTGCGCCTGCCGCGTTCATAACAACGCGCGTGCCTTTATCGGCTGCAACTAGCGTGTAGTTAGCGGTCTTAGTCGAAACCGTCCAGTTGTAATCGTTCGCCTGTAGCGAATCCATTTGTGCGGCCGTTAAAACTTGGCCTGCTGTGAAGTCTTGTATTGCCATAGGTGTCCTTTACATTATCCTAAAACATTTGTTGAATCTATGATGCCATAGGTTAGATCGTCTAAAATTAGTTCATAAACGATGGTTGTTGGTGCCGTGAAGTACATGACCGAATGGCCGTTGTTGACTGTGATGGTGTGTTCTATGCCTTCGACGCTTAGTTCCTGCGCTAGTTGTGTTGTGCCTGATCCGCTGGCGAACGATTTTTCTATGCTGATTGTGTCGCCTATGTCGACTATGGCGATTGTGTCGCGCTGTGCTGTTGTCAGTTTGTTTAGGTTGGTTCCGACGGCTGTGTAGCGTGCCTCAGGTTCAGGTGATAGTAGATAGTTGGCCAACGCCAGCGCTGCTGTGTTGTTGTGTAACAGCGAATCTGTGATGCTGGTTGTTTGTATAAAATATTTTGCTTGGCTGGCTGCGTCGTCTGCGATTTGTTGGTTTCCGCTAGCGATGGCGACCGCTGCCCGATTAATGACTTGATCTGCTTCAAATGATATGCCTAATGAATCAAACGGTATGTTTGTTCCGTCATCATGAAAACTGACAACAGGTTGACTAAGTGTGTTGCCGATTCGTGGTTGAAATGTTAGGTCGCCGTCACGAGACATGAACAATCTGCCTTGTTCAGCGGTGTTGATCCGTGTGCAGTATTCAAGAACATTTGTGCCTGCTGGAACTGTGAACGCTGACGCGCCGCCAAGTGTTTGTGTGCCTGTATCGATGTCGCGTTGCGCTAACGGGAAATCAACTTCAGGCAAATCCAAAACTGCTGATAATCGGACATTTGACAGTTCTTCTGAAACATTGAATTCGTCCATGTAGGTTTGGGCCAACAAATAAAAATCGTCTGCACAGTAAACGGTCACTGTGTCGAGTCCGCCTAGCGCGAAGTTGTAGTCATAGTTAACGATGTAGCCGTTGAACAAATATTCTTTGACATTGGTTGCCGAATAGCGTGCTAGTCGCACTTTGCGCATTGGTGCTAAACCTGGTTGCGCTGTTGACGGGTCGAAATACGGACTAAGCGAATCGAACGGATTAAAAATTCCAGTCGTGTCCAGCATATTCAGCACCATTGTCCCTGCGCTGAATTGGTCGCCTTGATCGCGTCTGCCGCGTTTTACGCTGATTGAATTAATGCCTGTTGTTACATCAGCAAAATTAGTTGTGCCGTCTAAAACATAGGTTGTGTTGTCTAGTACGCCTTGCACCGCGTCATCAAGTGTGAACGCGTCTTGAATAAATCCTGTGTCAATTTCTAGGCTGTAGTTACCAGCGCCAACAATCGTTGTGCCTGCCATTATGCGACCTGAATTTGTGCTGGCCCTGCTGACCTGTTGTATGCGCGAATGGCGTTGACTACCGCTTGGCCAATCTCGGCGCTAGTCGATAAACCGCCAGTCACATTGACTGTCACATTTCCCATGCCGCCACCTTGACCCAATGGCACTACCGCTTCGGGCCCTTTTTCGCCAATCAGCGCCAGCGTTGGCGATGTAACTATTCCGCCTTCGGCCAACATCGGTATTTTTGGCACTTCAAAACCTTTGCCACCAAAACCTGGTACCCAATCAGGAAATTTGAACGCCAATTTGCCGATCGTGCTGTTCCACAGTTTGGCAATCGCGTTAAAAATTGATCGATAAATGTTTAAAACACCTGAAATGTAATCCTTCAAAAAATCTAAACTGGCGGTCACGCCATCTTTAATAAAACTGAACACCGCGTCGACTGTTTCGCGCACGACATCAAACTTTTTGTACAGCACAACTAGCGCCGCAACAAACGCAACAATGCCCAAAATGACTAGTGCAATCGGATTGGCTGACATAACAAAATTGAACGCAGCCTGCGCGCCTGTGGCGATCTGTGTAGCAATAGTCCAGGCTTTAATGGCGACATTGGCAACCACGATGGCAGCCGCAAAACCGCCAATCACGCCAGCAATAATCAAAAATGTTGTTGTGTTTTCTTGTGCCCATTCCGCCATCGGTTCTAACAATTCCAACAATTTTTGCAACACGGGCAACAATGCCATTCCAATTGATTCTTTGGTTTCGTCCATCGCTATTTTCATGCCAGCCATACGGCCTTCGAATGACATGGCCGCTGTTGTTGCAGCACCGCCAAACGATGTCGCCAACGCCTCAGTAATTTCCTGCATGCTTGATTCAGAATCAATCACGCCTTTCAACGACGGGTCTAATTTGGTTAGCGCAGCAGTTGACCCGTTGTACGCTTTGCCTAATGCCAGCGTGACTGTTTCTAAATCTTTCCCTGTTGCCGCGCTAATATCTAACGCTGTGTTCATCAAATCTTGTGCAGCCTCAACCGATCCAGTCGACCTAACTAGATTTGACATTGCTGGCCTTAACTGGTCATCAGCGACCGCGAACGCGCGTGACATGCCCGAAATAAAATCCTCATTGGCGGCGATTGCTTCCTCAGTAGCGCCAGCGCTGGTTCGTAACTGTTGCGCTAATAGTTCTTGCGCTTTTTGATCCTCAGCAGCCGATTTGGTTGCCAAACCTAAACCTGTTGCCAAACCACCCAAAACACCGATCGCTGGCAACATCGCTTTTTTTAACGCAAACGCAGATTTAGCGCCAGCGCCTTCCAATTGTTTAAATTCGGCCATCGCCTTCGATATGCCTTTGCCATCAAATTCGGTGACAATAGGTATAGATACAGCCATTAGTTCAATTCCTTTCGCACGCGTTCCATCAGTCGATCAATTAATGTTTCAACTTCGCCTTCAACTTGGTTTTTGTTTCGTTCCCATGCTGGCCAAACAAATCGTGATGCGGTGCCATATTTGGCGCTTAAACTTTGCACCATTTGACCGCCTTGTCGTGTTGGCACTTTGCCTTTTCCTGACATGTCCAACAGCGCCGCACTAGGGCCTGTGTAACGCACAAAGAATGTTGCCAAGTTTGTTGACGCGCCACGAAATTCTCTGACCTTTTTGCCTGATACACCTGACGCAACTTTGTTTTGTTTGTCGCTGTACGGAAACATTTGGAAACCTGACGCTGTTGTCCATTTGCGCGCCATGCCTGATAGCGGTGCGGATTTAGGCAATTTGGCTTTTATGTCGTTTGTGACTGGTGCGGTGATCTGTTTAAAATCTTTTGTTAAATCGCGGCGCGCCTGTTTGTCAATGTTGTTCAATACGCGCAACGCATCTTTGACACCGACAACTGTTGTGGTTGCGCTAATGCTGTCAGCCATTTCGGGCCTTGCGTTCTTTGTTGATCAATTCAATGACCGTGTTCATATCGTCGATCTCAAACGATATTTCAGCAGGCCAAAAACCAGTCGCCACAAGTATCTGCGCTAATCCGTAGCGGTATGAACCGCGCCTACTTTTGGGTCGTTG